CTTGTACGCCGCGTGCAGGTTGTGCATCTGCGGGTTGGTCTGCGCCAGCTTGAGCTGCTCTTGGGCCAAAGCCACGCGCTGCGCCATCGAGAAGATGTTCGGATCGCTGACCGGAATGATGTCGACGCGGCCGTCGAAGTCCTGTTGCAGCGTTTCCGGCGGCACGTTGCCTTGCAGTAAGTACGGATACGCAGGTACGTTTTCGCGTACGATACGCGCGAGGATGCGCAGCTCGTTCTTCTGCGCATAATGCAGGCGCTTGTGGATGGCAGACATGACCTTCATGCCACGCTCCAGCATGGCGACGGTCGTGCCCACCGGCATCTCTTGGCTCATGTTGCCGACCTGCTGATCGGCGATCGACACGAACCGGCGACCGGCGTCGATAAGCGCGCCAAGCAGGTTGGCCAGCGTGGCCGACGGCTCTTTGTACGGCAGCGGCATGATCGAGTCGCGCAGCACGCCGCCGGGGGCGTCCATGTCCCGCCACTCGCCCGGCTGGATCGGTTCGTCGCTGTTGCGGACCCGGACGCCGCGGGCCTTGAAGCCACCGGGCAGGTTCGACAATGTGCCGGCGTCAATAAGTTGACGCAGGATGCTGGTCGCCGCGCGGCCAAGGCCGCCGATCATGTGCGTCAGGCCGAAGCCGTAGAACCCAAGACCCGGCATGAACTTGTAGTGGACAAAGTACGGAATCGCTTTCTTCAGCGGATCGTCCTCGGCGTAGTTCCGGCGGATCGCCAGCACCGTATCGCTGTCCTTGTCGATCGTGACGATGTACGGCAGCTTCACGCCGCTCGGTTCTCCGTCGGCACCGACGTCCTCAAACCCTTCGATCTCCAGCTCGACATGCATCTCCAGCAGAGTGCGGACGTCGTCGGAGAACGACTTGGAAATCCCTTGGATCTCGTTGACCTTTTCGTCGACCTGGTCCTCGTCCTCGCTCCCGCCGCTGGGCAGGTCCACATCGCGGTAGAACCCCAGAACCTGCTGCTTGCGGATTTCGTTGTCCGTCATCTTGAGGACATGCGTGATCCGCGGCGCGGTGAACAGATCCGTGGCCGAGTACGGAACGACCACGTCCTGCGCAGGCAGGAACTTGGACACCGGGCGGCCCAGCAGCGGATCGAAGTACACCTTCTTGAAGGTCGAGCCTGACAGCGGGAGGTAGAACAGCATCTGATCCATGTCTGGATCGAACTCTTCCATGTCCTCGGTGATCAGGTAGTTCAGGTAATGCTTGACGCGCTCCGACTGCTCTTCGACCTCGGGCGTCTGCGCGCCGGCGATGCGCGTCTTGACCGGGCCGCCGGAGGGCAGCAGCTCCTTGTACGCCTGAGCTTGGAACTGGGTGACCGACTCGGCGATCAACGGATGGGTGACGGCGGACGCGCCTTCAAACGGCTCGGACCTTTCGTCCAAGCTGACGCCCAGCAGATCCAAGCCCTTGACGTACGTCTCTTCCCACTCGGAGCGCGAGGACATGTCCTCGTCAAACGAACCGGTCAGCTCGTTGGCCAGCTCGCCCAGCGTGTCGTCGTCCAGAAAGTCGGCAAGGTTGGCGTCGAACGGGATCAGCTCTTCGGCAGCGCCCTCCATTTCGATGGCCTCGATCATCGAGCGGATCAGCGCGGACCCGTCTTCGTTCTCGACAACCTCGGCCCCGCCGGAGAAATCCATTGGAGCGGCAATGTCCACCTCCTCCATCTGCAGGGCTGGATCGACTTCGTCCATGCCAACGGCTTGGTCGACCATCGAGCCCGTAAATCGCGGAGGCAGCGCCATCAGTAATACTCCCGTTTCCGAGGCACAAAGTCCTCTTCATCATCTTCTTCGTCGTGGATGGTGATCAGCCCACCTTGTCGAAAACGCATCAGGGCGAGCGTCATAGAGTCCACGTAGTCGTCATGATCGCCAACGGGGAACGACGCAACCTCTTCGATCACCTCGTCAGCGAACTTCTTGTCCTGCGGTGCCCATACTACACCAGATTCGAACAAAGGTGAAACCAAATGCATGCGGGTCGTCTTGTCGACGCCCCCGCCGCCCGCGCGCCGGCCGGGCGAAAAGCCCACAGCCGGGATGCCGCGCTTGCGCATCTCGTCGATCAACGGACCACCGGTCGCTTTCTTCTCGACGATGACCATGTCCGGCTCCCAATACTGGTGTTCCTCGAAGGCCACCTCTTTGAGCTCGGGAAAGTTCCACCGGCCGCGCTGCGCGTCCATCAAAATGATCGCCTCGCGCCCCGTTTCTTCGTCATCGAAGATGCCCCAGGTCGTGATGGCCGAATAGTCCGCCGTCTCCTTCTTCGAGAACGCCGTGTCGTAAGCCTGCAGGATGTACTTGACCGGGGGGATCTTTTCCTTCTCCCACAGCTTCCACCATTCCCGTTTCACGATCGCCGATTCAGCCGACGTGGGCTGCTGCTGCCACTGCGCGGACCATTTGCTGACGGGCAGCGATGCCTTGATCGACAGCAGCGCGTCTTTTTCCCAGAACTCCGGCCACAGCGGCTCGTCCGACGGCATGATGGCAGGGAACTCGACGACCTCCCACTGGTCCGACATTGGATCGGCGGCCTGTTGCGCCAGCAAGCGCCCCGTAAGGTCTTTTTTACCCCAGCGTGTGTTGTGGCTGACGACGCCATTCGCAATGAAGTTTTCTGTGCGGTCAACTTCGACGTCAAAAACCTCTTCTTCACCATCTGGTTCGATGCTAAGAATCTGGTCCGTGATGAAGCTCGAGGTAGTCTGCTGCGGCTCGTAGTCTCGCAGGTGTCGCACCGTACCCGACGGCAAGGTTGCAGTCGTTGCACAAGAGGCCCCTGACCTTACCCGTGTCGTGGCAGTGGTCGACACACAGTTTTCCACCCCAGTGAGCGCGGGTGTTTTTGCCTGTTGGTTTGTTCCCGCACACGTCGCAGCGGTTGTCCCGTTGGCTAACCATATCATCGTATTGGTCAAGAGTGATTCCGTAGCGATGCTTAAGGCGACTTGAGCGGGCAGCCACGGGGTCTTTTTTATACCCCTTGGATTTGTGGTAGCAAGAGCTGCAAAGCCCCTTAGCAGCGACCGGGCGTGAACAGTTATCAGTGGAGCATTCCACACCTGCCCACTTGCCGTGGTGACCAATTGGCCGAGCGGGGGCGTCTGGGTTTTTGCGGCGGTAAGATTCCCTGCTTTGGCAGGCTGAGCATTTTCCAGGCTTTGTTTTTGCCCGAGAGGGTCTGTTGCATCCTTCAGTGATACAAGTTCCATGCCCGGCTTCAGGTTGCGCAGCTTGATCCATTGGTTTTCTCCGTTGATTTGCACCAGAAACGGGTGTCGCTGGTTTGCACGGAGAGTTTTACCAGATTGTGTTTGTATCTTAAAGACCGAATCAACACCACTTGACTGCCAATTGTTGATTTTTGCGGCAGACAGATGCCCGTTTTCGTATGTCGCAACCACATCGCCGGGGCGGACGTCACGTAACGGCTTTTCAAGACCGTCAGCCATCAGCACTGGCGTGTCGCCTGTCATGCACATAACCAGAATGATGGCCGCGCCGGGCTGCAAACGCTGCCGGGGGCCAGAGGTGTACCATTCGTAGGCATGCTCGAACGCCGTCTCCGACAAGGCATCCTGTTCCGAGTGCGGATCGTCGATGATGAACAGATCCGCGCCGCGGCCGGTGACCGCCGCCCCAACGCCAGCGGCAAAGTATTCCGCACCTTGCGTGGTGCCCCACTTGCCTGCCCCCTTGTTGTCGTCCTTCAAGAGGGTGTCAGGGAATATCTCTTTGTACTGCGGATCGTCGATCAGATCTCTGACCTTCCGACCAAAGCGCACGGCCAATTCGGTGTTGTGCGTCGCCTGAATGATCTTGAGCTTCGGATTCCGGCCCAAGAACCAAGCTGGCATGAGGTAGGACGCAAATTCTGACTTCGAGTGCCGCGGCGGCATGTTGATGATCAAGCGCTTCAGCTCGCCCCGCGCCACCCGCTCCAGCTTTTCGGCGATAATCCGGTGATGCCGGCCCTCGATGAAGTTGTCATAGACGTGATGCACAAACGGCATGAACTTGTCGGACGCCGCTTCGCGGACCTCGAGCCGCGCTTTGGCCTCCGTCAACTCAAGGATCTCCTTGAGCGCCTCCTCGGGCATGTGTCTCAGGGCTTCGATGTTCATCAGAACGCAACCTTGTATGTGTCGCCAATGTGCCTGAACCCCAACCTTTGCGCAAGTCCCCCGGCCATCCGATTGTCCACGCCGGAGTTCACATCGAAATATGCCGTCGTCGCCCCCGCCATCTTCGCCCAGTCGCGATAAATCCGCGCCAGCCGGAACCCGGTCCAAGATCCGCGGTCCTCGGGCCGAACGTACCAGACGTGCATCGTGGCGAATATGCTGTCAGAAAACATGCTGTCGGCCACCGATCCGATGATGATCCCGGTCGGGCGACCGCCCTTCTCGCTTATGGCAACGAGATAGCTTGAATCCTCGATCATACGCTTGAGGGTGGCGATAGTGCGGCCCGCGGACATTGGTTCTTGGCCCAGCTCAACCTCGCGAAGCCCCGCGCGAATCAACAGCAACGCGTCAGACGTGATGTCCGCAAGGGTCGCCTCCCGGTAGATCATGCCAGGCTGGCGATGCCCATGCGCTGGAGGGCGCGGCTGCCTGTGTTCTGGCGGCCGGGGTTGATTCGCATGGACAGGCTGTCAAAGTCGGGCTGTTCGGGGGCCGCCATCAAGCCGGACTGCTTAAGGGCACCCGCCGCGGCGCCGAGTTTGTCTAAGAAGGAGTCTTCTTCACCCTTCAGGATGTCATAAGCAGAGCCGCCTTCGATGCCCTCAAGCAGCTCTTCGCTGACATATCGCCCAGCTTCCGACTTGGTCATGTCGCCACGGCGCACGGCGTCCATGACGTCAACCGTGTTTCCCGCACCACGGTCGCCGAGGCCATACTGGGCACGACGCGCGGCGTCTGTCATCTCCGGGGCAGCGCCCGTAAACCGACCAGCGATCTGCGAAAGTTTGGTGGCGTAGTCGGGGTCAGTGGCGTAGCCAGAGCGCCCCATCTCTTCAATCT